TCAGCAGCAGAACCAGAACTATCAGCAGCAGATGGCGGGCATCTACGGCCTCGCTGGCGGCCTGTTGAAGGGCGGCATGGGCATGATGGGGATGTCGGACCGCCGCGAGAAGGAGAACATCAAAAAGATTGGCACGGTGTTCGCTCACCCGTCAGCGGTCGCTGACGCCGATCACGACCAGCCCGGCTCGATCCTGCGTCCGCAGGAGGCCGATCACGATGAGCTGCCGATCTACTCCTACAGCTTCAAGCGCGATCCAAACTCGACACGGCACATTGGCCCGATGGCGCAGGATGTCGAGAAGATCATCCCAGAGGCGGTCACCGAACGCGGCGGCATCAAGTACCTCGACCACGGCATGGTCATGGGCAACATTTTGAGGGCTGCATAACATGGCAGGCGCAGAAGATCTGATCCCAAGTCAGTTTATCTGGGGCGGCAACACCGGGCTCAACGCCCAAGAGCTGCAGCAGCGCCGCGCTATTGCTGCAGCCTTGGCCAGCAAGCAGAAGCCGTTTCCTAAGAACAAGGGCGAGGGCCTGACCTATCTCGGCGAAAGCTTCAACGAGGGTGTGCATGACTTCATGCTGGCCAGGATGGCGGCGCAGCAGAAGGCCGCCGAAGCCAAGCTGCCACAGGTGCCGGGCACCTACACGCCAAGTGTTCAGCAGGAAGTGCCCGCTCCAGCTCCGGTGACCTCGCCATACGCGACACCAAGGGCTCCTACAGCACCAGCACCAGCACCAGCACCAGCGCCAGCACCAGCGTCAGCACCGGCACCGCAGTCTTCCGCTGAACCGCAGGGCAATCCCAACGCCACATTCGTGCCACCGTGGCCGGTGACCGCTGACATGCGACCGCCTGCGCCACCGATCCAACCAGCGACCGGCAACGCTGCCGTGGCGGACCGCTTCATGCCGCCGCCAGCTCCCGGGCCAGCCAGGGCAGTGGCGACAGAACGCATCGCGCCGCAGACGGTGGCGGCTGCGCCGGATACCGGGCCGCCAGCAACCGAGAGCGTCGCGCCGCCGTACACGCCGGGATCGCAGTTTGCCGACCGGGATCTGATCAGCACTACGGCGTTCACGCCGCCTACCGGCAACGAGCAGCGAGTGGCGATGACCTCTCAGGAGGAGCCGCTGGTGCCGGAAGTGCCGGAAGAGCGACCAGTGCCGGGTCCAGGGCCGTTTGTCGGCCCGATGGACGACCCGAGGATGCAGGCGCGGGAACGCGCCATTTCCGGGATCGAGAGCGGCGGATCGCGCAATCCGTATGGCGAAGTTGGCATTGCCACTAAGGGCGGCAACGCTCTCGGCAAGTTTCAGGTGATGAGCAACGAAATCCCGGAACGCACCCAGGCGGCGCTTGGCTACAAGATGACGCCGCAGGAGTTTCTCAATAATCCCAACGCGCAACACATTCAGTTTCGCCAGCAGTTCGGCGACGCCGTCAAGAAGTACGGCGAGGAAGGCGCGGCGCGCAATTGGTATGGCGGCGACCGAGGCATGTACAATCTTGGTGCCACCGACGCGCATGGCCGCCTGACGGTCGCGAAATACGGCCAGGACTACATGAACCGGCTGGCGCGGGATGTTGGCGCTGAGCCCGGCACTGAAGGCGTTGCCGTCAATAGCCCTGGAGGTGGAAGAGGCGGTGGCGCAAGCGTCGCGGGGGCACAACCCTCACCCGGACAACCCGACCCTCGCGACGCCGTAACCATGGCGCTGCTGGCGCAGAACGAGACGCCACAGGCCCCGGCTGCTGAGGAGCAGCCACAAGGCTCCGACGCCAGGTTGCTGGAGCTGGTCAAGGGCGGCGGTCGCCAGCCCGGCTCGCCATTCCGCGCCACGGCCTCGCTGGACGGTCGCGGTGGCGCTCCCGTGCTGTCCGATGCGCCGCAGCCTGGGTTGCAGCCCATGGGCGCGCTGGGCGGCCTGGAGACGTCGGCGGCGGAGCGCCGCGACGCCATCACCAAAGGCCTCGTCGGCCAGCCACAACCGGCCCCGGAGGTGCCGCCACCACCGCCGGACCCTACCCAAGCGGGGACTTCACCGTCCCCGACGACCTCTGGGCCGCCTACGGCTAGCGACGTACCGCCGCTCGCCGGGCCTACCGCCCAGCTTGCGCCGGGCTTCCGGCCCGATGTCGGCATGTTCCCGTCGCCGCAGGCACCGCAGGCAGCGCAGGCACCGCCGCCTTCGCAGGACACCTCGCAAGGCATCAAGCCCGCGCCTGACATGCCGCCGTCGCGGGCACCGATCCCGCCCGCGTCGGAGCAGGAAATGCAACCGCCGGGACCGGCTCCGGTACGCCCCGCTCAGCTTGGTCTGTCGAAGGCGCAGGCTAACGCTATGCAGATCATGAACAACCCGAACATCACCGAGGGAACGCGGGCCTATTACAAGTCGGTGTTTGACACCGAGGAAGGCTACCGCAAGGAGCGCGAGCAGCAGAACCAAGCTGACTACATCAACCGGCGCGATGGCTGGTTGGAATACAACAAAGAGTACGCGAAGTTTACTCGCGAAGCACCGGATCGCACCATCAAGCAACTCAATGATCGCATCGATACCGAGATCAAGCAGGCAACTGCGACCAAGGCCCCGCTCGATATCGCGAAGCTAAGGGTGGATATTCAAAATGCCCAGGCTGATCTCGAAGAGAAGATCTACAAGACCGGCACTCCGCGTGATCAGGCAAAACAAGAAGCCGCGCTTCGCATCCAAGAGCTGCAAAAGAAGATCAATGATCCAGACAAGTTCGAAAGCCAGGGCGCACGTTATGAGCGTCCGCCAGGGGCTACTGAGTACAAGCTCGCGCCGGGCTCGCCGCAGCCACAGATGTCGGCGGAGCAGCAGAAGGGCGTCGAGTTTGTCATGCGGAGCAAGGCCGACCTCCAGACGGTCGACAATCTCGGCTACGGCAAGGCGCTGACCGATCCAGAGCAAGTCGCCAAGGCAAACATTCCGATAGTCGGACGCACGCTTACCTCGCAGGACTATCACACGTCAGAAGACGCTCTCGGCAACTGGGGTGCGGGCTTCCTGACGCGAGTGAGCGGCGCCGCCGTTTCGCCATCAGAAGCAATGCGCAATCTGCCGCCATTCATCCCGCGACTTGGCGACACCGACGAGGATCTCCGCATCAAGTCGCAGCGACGCCACAACATGGTTGATGCCGTCGGCAGCACGGTGGGCACGCAAGGCATGGCAATCGTCAAGAGCCTGACCGACGCCTACGCCAAGGAGGACTACGCAAAAGAACAGGCTAAGCCGCCCGAGAGGGTGGCTACCCCGGCGGACGCAATGAAGCTGCCGCCGGGCCGCCGGATTGTTTTGCCTGATGGCAATATCGGCACCGTCCCTAGGAGCCAATGATGGCAGACGGCGAAGATCCCTGGGCACAATTCCGCGACCCTCGTTTGCCAGCTCCGGCAACGATGTCGCCGGACATGCGCGACCAGCCGCCGACTGTGGTGCCAGCGCCAGGGCAGCCGGACGCCTGGGCGCAGTTTCGCGTGGCGCCGCCACAGGCGCCTGTAGCGCCCCCGCCCGACAAGTATCAGCAGGCTGCCACCGAGACATATGATCGCGCCCTGAAGGCAGGCGCCCCGCTAGGTGGGGTGTCCGACTACACCACGCGGGCCGGTCTTGGCTCCGGCATGAACTGGACCGACGAGGGGCTGGCTGCGCTTTCGACGCCCATCGAGATGTACCGGCACGGCACCACCGATATTGGCGAGGGCTATAACTACGCCAAGGCGTTGTCCGACCTGTACGCGGGAAAGACCCGCGAAAGTACCAAGGGCTTTTGGGGTGGCGCCGCTGAACTGACCGGCGGCCTGTCCAGCGGCGCTGGCGTGTTTGGTGGCCCCAGGGCCACGGCCCTGGCTGGAGCAACAAAGGGTGAAGAGGCGGCCCGTCAGTACGGCCTGAATGTTGTAAAGGGCATTGGCTTTGGCGGCGCTGCTGGCGCTGGCGAAGGCAACACCGCCGAAGAGCGCATTGCTCATGCCAAGATGGGTGGCGTCCTGGGCGGTGGTTTGGCGGCTGTGCTTCCGGCTGTTGCGCCTGTCCTCAACTGGGGTGGCAGGATCTTGCAGATGTCACGGCTGCGCGCCGCTGACAACGTCTCCATCGAGCAAGTCGAGAAGATGGCTCGCGACAGCGGCCAGACGATGGAGCAAGTCCTCCAGAAGGTTGCCGACGCTCATGCCTCTGGGCAGACTGGGTACACGATAGCGGATGCAATCGGCAAGGAAGGCCAGCGCGGCCTTGCCGGTGTCGCCAAGCAGCCTGGACCGGCACGCGAGCGTGTCACTGAGGCGCTGACAACCCGCGACCTTGGCATGCCGTATCGTGTCGGCAGCGAGGTAGGCAAGGCGCTTGGTGCGCCGACCACTGCGAAGGCCGCGCAGGAGGGGCTGGTACAGCAGGCCGAGACCAACGCTGGCCCGCTTTATGAAAAGTCCATGAACCCCGGTTACCCGGTCTGGAATGACGTCATGAAAGATATTTTCACGACGCCGGAGGCCAAGGCTGGCATCAGAGAAGGCGTCGCTGTCCAGCGCATCAGGAATGCCGGGACCGGCACGCCGTTTAATCCAGAGGAAGCGGCGATTACTGGCTTTGACAAGGCTGGCGATCCGATCATCAGCGGCGTACCGAACATGAAGACCATCCACACTCTCAAAGTGGGGCTGGACGGGCTGATTGAAAAAGAGACTGACGCAATCACCGGCAAAATGACCAATCGTGGCGCTGCTCTCGTCGGCATGAAGAACCGGCTGCTGGAACAAGTCGACGCCATGAACCCGGCCTACGCCGAGGCAAGGCGAGAGTTCGCTGGCCCAATGGCGGTGAAGGATGCGGTTCAAACCGGACGCGAGATGGTGACACGGGGGCGGCCAGACGACACGCTTCGTGCATTTGAGGGAATGCCGCCAACCGAACAGCAGGGCGTCCGCATTGGCTACGCCGATGCAGTGCGCGAGCCATTGGAAAAGACCGGCAACTATCCCGGCATCCTGCGAGAGAAATCCCCGAAGGGTGAAGCAGAGCTGGACCGGCTGTCGCTGTACCAGGGGCCGCGTCAGGTAATTAAGGGCGTGGAGCAGCCCGATCAGCTCCGAAAATTCCTTAATCGCGAAGAGGAAATGCAGCGCACCTCGAAGGCGGCGCTGGGTGGCCCAGCGACCGCCGAGAACCTCGCCGACATGGCGTCGGCACCGGCAGGCGGCGAAGTCGTCGGCATGATAACTAATGCCGCACACGGCAACCCTGGCGGCTTCATCCGCAACGCTTACGAGTTTGGTCTTCGCGCCTCGAAGGGGCAAAGCGAAAGTCAGCGCGATGCTATCGCCAAGGTGCTGTTGGCAAAAGAAAGCCCCGAGGTGACACAAATCGCTGACCGCATCGCGCAGTACAATCTAGGGCGACGGGGCTATGTCCCCTGGACCGGCAAATACCGGCTACCGGAATAGGGGGCGACATGCCACGCGACGGCTCAAACATTTATCACATACCTCTCGGCACCGAGGGCATTCCAGACACGACGATTGAGAGCGAGAAGTACAACTCTTTCGTTCATGACGTTGAGCGGGATCTGAACACGCCACGGCCTATCGTTGCTGGTGGCACGGGTGCGTCGACCGCAGACGGCGCCCTGAATAATCTATCCGCCGAGAAGATGCTCCAGCATATCGACAACTACGACAGCTATTCGTGGATGGCTGGCTCGTTCTATTCAGACATCCTCGCCACCAATGCACCCGTCGCCAACCACGCCTTTGCTGGCATCGCCTACTGGGCATCTCCAGGCGCGATTATTATCGAGGCCCGCGACCTGACCGATCCAAACGGTCCCGTCTATGTCCGCATGAAGATTGGCGGCGTCTGGACGACGTGGGTTCTCAATCAGTCATCGATGTTCGTTCTGAAGGCCGGTGACACCATGACCGGCCTGCTGACGCTGTCCGGTGATCCGACCGGCACGCTGCAAGCTGTGCCCAAGCAATACGCCGATACAATATTGCAGACATCAGACGGGGCGCCTGCGGCAGCACGCGATAACACGCTTTGGTGGGATACAGACTCCGGACTACTTTATGTCCGATACAATGATCTGAACGGTCCGCCGCAGTGGGTTATCGCCTGTCCACAGCCCGACATCAGCACGCTGGTGCTGCGCAGCGGCGACAGCATGACCGGACCGCTGCATGTGCATGAACCGCCGACGTTCGATGACGAGGCAGTCAGCAAGAAATATGTAGACGATCACATTGCCGCTGCTATCGCCTCCATCGTCGTCCCGCCGCCGTTTCCGACCGACACCACGCTGCCGTTCTATCAGGCGGCAGCGCCAACCGGATGGGTCCAGGTCACCACGCATCACGACAAGGCGCTTCGCATCGTCAGCACTGCGGGTGGTGGCGCTGGCGGCGCCACGCCGTTCTCGTCTGTGTTCAGTCAGAACGCAACGAGCGGCGCCACACTGGCCTCGTCGCAGATGGCCGAACACAAGCATACCATTCCGTATGGCGTGTTCGAGGAGAACAACCCTGGCGGCATCTGGGGATACTTTGTGTACTCTACCGCGCTCTACACCATTGACTGCCCGGCGCTCACCTCTGGCGTTGCTGGGGGCGCTGGCGGTCAGCCGCACGCTCACTCAGTCGCGCTCCAGGTTCAGTACGTTGATCTAATTCTCGCGAAGAAGAGTTGATCAGATGGCCTTCGATTTTCCGGCATCGCCAGCAATCGGAGACAGGTATCCCTCGCCGGGAATATCCGGTGTGCCCCAGTACACCTGGGACGGCGAGAAGTGGACGACTTATGGCGGCATCGTGGCGGCGCCCGGCGCCGCCGGTTTGCTTATCCCGCTAATGGATCAAACGCCGGGCCTGCCGGGCATCTCGTTTCAGTTCTCCAGAGAGGATCATATCCACCCCAGCGACACGTCACGGCTGGCCCTGTCTGGCGGCGTCATGACCGGCGTGCTGGAATTGGCTAGCGATCCATCATTGGATTTGCAGGCGGCCACCAAGCGATACGTTGATATGTCTGGCGGGCCTGGGCCTGCTGGCGCCGTTGGGCCTCCAGGACCGCCTGGACCCCAGGGGCCAGTCGGGGCATCCGGCTCGACCGGCGCTGCTGGCCCCTCTGGATCGACTGGGGCGCAGGGCGTCAAGGGCGACAAGGGGGACAAGGGTGACCCGGGTGACCAGGGGGTGCCTGGGCAGACCGGACCCCTTGGATTGACCGGACCCCCCGGGCCACAGGGCAGCCCTGGACCTACCGGACCCACCGGAGCAACCGGACCAGCCGGTTCCGGCTCCGGTGACATGCTCAAGTCGGAGAACCTTGCCGGTTTGACAAATTACGCCACTGCCCGCGCCAACCTTGGTCTGGCGCCCAGCACCGTCAACCCGGTGATGAACGGAGTGGCTGCGCCGGGCGCCGCGACAGCCTATTCGCGGGAAGACCACGTTCACCCCAGCGACACCTCGCTGGTCGCCAAGTCCGGTGGCGTCATGACCGGCCTGCTGACGCTGTCCGGCGCACCAACAATAGATTTGCACAGCGCCACCAAAAAATATGTCGATGACAAAACCACGGGTGGTTCCGGCATTGTCATCATGGACGTTGCCCCGGCCAATCCGCTGCCCGGCACGCTTTGGTGGGAGAGTGATAGCGGGCTGCTTTATGTGTTTTACATTGACCCGTCCGGCCCGCCCGGCCAGTGGATTGTCGCCTGCCCGCAGCCCGACATCAACAATTTCGTGAGCAAGACCGGCGATACCATGTCCGGTTTTTTAACGCTGGGTGCAGATCCCACGGCGCTTCTTCACGCCGCAACCAAGCAGTATGTGGACGCCAAGGTTGCCGCCAACGTGCCGCCTCCGCCCGACACCTCATGGGTATTGCTGACGGACGCCGCCACCATTGTTGTGCCGGGCGGTTCAAGTGGGGGAATTGGCCGCAACTTCAGGCTTAACTCAATGGGCGGCAATCGCACCCTTGGCTATTTGCAGACGCCGGTTGTCGGCACCGATGGGCTGATCGCCATCAAACAGGACGCCACCGGCAGCCGCACGCTCAGCGGTCTGACATCGAACGGCTACTGCTGCGACGGTGATACGGCGTTCACTATCGGCACCATCGCCAACAAGTGGAGCGTGATGAGCTATTCTGTCTTTGATGCAACCCACACACTGCTGCAACTTGTGGCGGTCAACGCGAGCCTGGGCTGATGAGAGGCTTCGCCATCATAACTGGGACAAGCATGATCAATGGCCCTGCGTCATTTATCGTGCCGAATAATTATCGTGCCGTCGCCGCCAATGTTGTGAACGGCACACCAGGATCATCTGGAACACCAGGATCACCCGGGTCACCCGGGACACCCGGTAGCTATCCTATATTTTACAACTGCTCTTGCGGAGTTGGCGTGTGGACGCCCGCTAATTGTCAGTACTGGCCGGGTATGGCGGCATACTATGTTCCTCCCGGATGTGGCGGTGCAGGAGGTGCTGGTGGCCCAGGCGGTGCTGGTGGTCCTGGTGGTGCATCATCATTCCAAGCTGCCGGTACCGCAACGTATCAACGCAGCAGCAGCACGCTTCAACCACGCACAGGTGTCAGCGTTGTTGTAGGCGCTGCTGGCACTGCTGGAGCTGCTGGCATGTATGGTGCTGCCGGTGCAGCAGGTGCCCCTGGTTACTGGCATACAAGCCCTGGTGTGCCAATTCAGAATGGCAATCCAGGCAGTCCTGGTGGCACTGGCGGTTGGGGTAGTCCTGGAAGTGCCGGTAGTCCTGGCTACGTGCAAGTGACGACAAGCTGAACATGTCTATGTGGAAGCTACAAACGTATCCGCGCCAAGCGTGGGTTGCTTCGTCTGAAGTGTTCGCTGCGGAGGAGTTGGACAAGATTGATGCGCTGTGGAGCGACAATAAACACGCTGGCAAGGTTGACGCTGGCAAGGTTAATCCTGAGCAGAGGGACAGCACAATCGATTGGTTGATGCCTAAGCCTGAGATTGAGTGGCTCTACACCGCTCTCGATGATGCGGTCTACCAAGTCAACAAGCACTTCCACCTGGAGTTAACGACCATCGAAAACCTACAACTGACCGAATACGACGGTGGCCGCTACTGCTCTCATGCAGACTGTACATACGGCAAGTACACCGATCATCACCGCAAGCTGAGCATGAGCCTGCAGTTGTCGAAACCTGAAGACTACGAGGGCGGCGAGTTGTGGCTGTACCCGCACAACCTCACACCAGTTACCATGCCGCGTATGCGGGGCATGGCGACGTTCTTTCGCTCTGAGATCGTTCACGAGGTGAGGCCGGTGACGAAAGGTGTGCGGCGATCACTCGTTATGTGGGTGGCGGGACCGGAGTTGCGCTAATGAGTATGGGCATGCCGGTCATCAACGGAGCCAAGATAGGCGACCTACAGTTGCTGATGTACGACTATCAAAAGGCGGGTGACTGCTTGCCGATGCACAATCACGATGATGCAACGTCTCATATCATCATCGTTGCCAGAGGGCGCGTACTGATCAGGATCATAATGGAGAACGGCGCCGTGGAGAACGGCATACACGAGAGCGGCACCGTGCTTGATACTTTCGCTGGCTTTCCGCACGAGATCATAGGCCTCGAAGACAATGCGCGAACGGTACACATCACCAAGAAGCTAGCCAAGGAACCGGAGCATGAAAACGGCAACAGTAATCCCGTCTGACAACATGGTGTTCGTTGACGGCGTAGGCCGCAGCGTTGACTGCACCGAGGTTGACCACACCATCCACGCCATCCAGTGGAGCGAGGAGAAGCACAAGGGCGTCATCGAGTTTGTCGATGAGGATCCCTATGACAACCTCCGAGAACCCAACATCGAGATCGACAGCTTTGCGCCATACCAGTGGCTGCTCGATGCCTGGGAAGCGGCGGCTCCCCCTCCACCGGAGGAGAGGCCGGATGACCCGTACCATCCACTAGACCCGCGCCGCAGGGCGCCACCGGCACTAGGAAAACAATGATGGCGCAGATCCCGCACGCTGAACCCGGTCTGGTCTGCCCGCTGCACCGGAAGGACATGAGCGAGGTCTGCCACAAGTGTCCCTGGTGGCAGTTGCTTCGCGGCAAAGATCCGCAATCGACCAAGGACATCGACCACTGGGGCTGCGCCGTGAGTTTCTTGCCGCTGCTGCTGGTCGAGAATGCCCAAGTTACCAGGGGCAATGGCGCCGCCATCGAAAGCTTCCGAAACGAGATGACATCCGCCGCCACTCAGATAACGGCGGCAGCCAACGTCCAACGCAGCAGACTGTTGAGGTGAGCTATGGCCTTTGATTTTCCAGCCGCTCCTGTCGTAGGCCAAAAGTTTCCGGCCACGCCCACTCCAGGGCTTCCGGTCTACACCTGGGATGGCGAGAAGTGGACAACCTACGGCGGCAGCTCTGGCACACTCGATGCCTCAGTGGCGCTGCCGCTCATCAACGCCTCACCGGCATTGCCCGGCAGCTCGATCAAGTACTCCAGAGAAGATCACGTCCATCCGACCGACACGACGAGAGCTGCAGCGTCCGCTGTCACGGCAGCAACGCTGGCGGAGTATCTGTCCAACAATCCGCAATCCAGGATGGTCACCAGCGGCACGCTGTGGAGCGCGGCTGGTCCCGTCACGATCGTGGATACCAGCGGGACGATCACTTGCGACTTTTCCACCGGCATAGACTTTTCCGTGTCGGTCACGGCGGCTGGCCGCACCCTGGCAAACCCGGTCAACGTGAAATCGCAGAAGGGGCTGATCTATCTCTTCGCCAACGCCGCCGGGGCCTCGATCACGACGTGGGGCAACCAGTGGATCTTCCCCGGCGGCGTCAAGCCAACGCTGTCGGCTAACGGCGCCAGGGACGCCATCTCATATTCGTATTTTGCCGGTATCAATCTGGCCTTCTGTTCGTTCCAGCCGGACTTCCGGTAATGCTGTCGGGGGTCAATCCCTCGCTTGGCATGAGCGCGTCCGGTGGCAGTCCCACCGGCAACGACGGCTACACCACACTGCTGCTGTCGTTTGACGACGGCACCTTTCTCAACAAGGGAATAGGCGCGACGCAGCGGCGTGTTGGCACTCCATACGGCACGACGCAGATCAGTGCCACCAGCAAGGTTGGCGCTGGCTCGATGTATCTGCCGGGCGGCAGCTATCTGTTCATGCCGAATAGCACCGACTTTGATTTTGGTAGCGGCAATTTTACAATCGATTGGTGGGAGTACAGGACTGCCGCCTCCGATCAATCTTGTTTTGTGAGGCGAAGTGCCGACACCAATCCACAGGCGTTCCTTCTTGGCTATTCAAGTGCTGGCAACTGGCTCGTTTACATGTCGAGCAACAACAGTACATGGGACATTGCCAGCGGCGTTAATTGCGGCGCGCTTCAGTACAATGTGTGGAACCATTTTGCAGTCGTTCGCAACGGCAATACATTTCTCGTCTTCAAGAACGGCACGCAAGTAGCGACGTGGACATCCGCGCTACCGCTTTATACGGGCAATGGCGGATTGTACTTTGGCCCGTGGACGACCCACTACCAGGGCTACATGGATCAAATCCGTTTCAGCAAAGGCGTTGCCAGATGGGTATCTAATTTCTCTCCTCCAACAACACCGTATGGTCCCATCCCGGATTATTCCCAATACCACACTGTGCTGCTGCTGCACGGCGACGGCACACCGGGGGCGCAAACATTTCCAGACAGCTCCGTATATGCAAAGGGCAATGCCGGTGTCGCTGGCGTATCGCAAATAAGTGGCACCGCCAAATTCGGTCAATCGCTGTACGTTGATTACAACAGCTCATACTTTTATTTCGGGAACAGCGAAGACTTTAACTTTGGCTATGGCGACCTGACGATTGATTGGTGGGACTATCGTCTAGACGGAGTCGATAGTCGCCCGACATTGGTGAGAGATAGTGGCCAGCTTGTCTACCAGCCATTCTTGATAGGTTACGCAAGCGCCGGGACTTTGTATGCCTATGGCTCAAATGACCAAGCAAGCTGGAATGTTGTTGGCAGCTTAAATCTCGGACCATTTACTCCCAACGTGTGGTCGCACCGCGCCCTCGTTCGCAAAGGCACCACGTTCTACGGCTTCAAGGATGGTATACTGCAATCCACCCAGGCCTCGTCGCAGCCATTCCCAAGCAACAGCGGCGCCATAATATGGGGCTACTGGAATACCGGGGGATATAACGGTGGGTACCAATGCATGGACGAGTTCCGTATTGTCAAAGGCAAGGCAATGTGGACCGCCAATTTCACGCCACCGACAGCGCCGTACACATGATCCAGACCACCGGCAAGATCATCAGCTCTGTCACCGACGGCCTAAAGGACAGGCCGCTGGCGCTGGCTCTGGTCCTGGTCAACGTGCTGTTCCTGATCATGACATCCGGGCTATTGTATTCGGTCAACGAACACGGTCTGCGGCGCGATAAGCTGATCTCGGACCTCGTCGCTAATTGTCAGCCAACAAGATGAAACGCCTCGCCATGGTACTGCTGACTGGCCTGCTGATGACGGGCTGCCGGGCGGGCCGTTGGGTCGAGGACGTCGAGGTGCCTGTCGTCAAATGTCGTGGCGGCACGGTAAACACCGAACGCCGGGTCACCGACATCACCGTGCTGGGCCGCACCCGCACCACCACGACGAGGACAGATGCCTGCATCGACTGACGACATCAGGACCGTTCCGATCGAGCGAGCTGCCGCCATCCGGCTGCTTCAGCTTACGCAATGCGACAGCGAGGGGCTTGTCACGCGGGTCGTGTGGGTCAACCCGGCACAGATCGTCTACATCACCGTCCGCGCCGACGGCATCTCGCACGTCTATCTGCGCGATGGTCTGGAAATGTTCACCATCGAGAACCCGGTCTACATCGACGCCACAGAACCGGCTGTTAAACCAGCGGAGGCTCTGGAGGCGAATAAGCATGTTGCCGGGCCTGACCGGCTGCGCTAGGCTGGACGCATCATCGTAATGGATGATGTTTCTCCATTCTTCCCTTCGGGCAGACTAAAGCAAACACCGCCCCCGCCTCCCCGGCCAAGGCGGTGTTTGTTTGCTAGGGCTTTGAAAAATACCCGTAGACACACCGCTTACCCTCACGCTGCGGGTTATGCGTGTCATGGATCACGCCGTCGATCACGGCGGTGTAGTGCTTGCTCACCGCCACGACGAGGCGCCCCATGGGCAGCTCGCCATCAGCCAGATGCACCTTGCAGCCGGTGCCGATACCCATGGTTGGCGTCCAGACAAAGCCAAGCTCTGTCATGTAGTCCTTGAACCATTTTCGCCGCACGTTGATGCCCTTGGCGGCAGTGAAGCCGCGTGGCGTGCTGCGCTTGGACTTGCGCTGGGTGCCAGTGCCAATGGCAAGCCGGTCGTAGACGACGCTGTACGGCAGCCCGGCGACGATGGCGATGGAGCGAGCGACGCAATCGCCTGCGCCGCCCTTGTAGCCTGCGGCGGCGCGACCGCCGTCGGTGATGACGACCTTCATGCCACACCTGTCAGGTCTGGCATGTCGTCATCGTGGGCGATGCCGGTATCGATCTCCAGCGGCTCCAGTATCCGGCCTTCGGCCACCGAGGCGCGCACCGTTGATACCTTGATGTCGTCAACGATGTTGAGGCGCTTGAGCGTCTGCTTCAGTGTCTTGATGTGAGTGGCGTTGCGGACCAGCTTGTCGATCAGCTGGTCGCGGCGCTCCATCGCACGATAAAGCGCATCACGCGCTTCGGTGCGGCGGCGGTCGCGTAGGCTAGGCTTGTCAGACATGGTCACCTCCTGTGATGGACAAATCCATCATAGGCCAGTCTGGCACCCGTGTCAAATCAGTCATAAATTAGGCCACCGTGGCGTGATGCCAGGGTGGCCTATACGCGAGACTACTGGGAGCAATCAGGCTAGACGATTACGCCGACGACGATGCAGACCGAACAGCGCACCGCACGCCGCAATAAGACCCGGCAACCCGGCACCGGCAATTGGACCGGGAACCGCAGCGGCAGGAGCTACATCGATACGAAAGTGTTCGAAGTCAGTAATGCTGCCACCGGCTACGACAAGATCCATGTCCCAGATCTTCTCACCGTTGATGGCCTTGAAGTCGAAGCCGTTCTGGCCGTTCGTCAAAACGCTGCTGAAGTTAAAGTTCTGGAAAGTGCCGTTGCTTTCCAACGCGGTGACATGAAAGAGAACGGTACCAGTGCCGACGATGGAGAAGACATCCCTGGTGACGCCAAGCTGAGTAAGGTTGAGGCTGTTGAACACCGAAATATCAAGATCGCTGGTGTTGAAGATCTTGATGTCGTTGCCGTTGGCGGCACCCGTGAAGGCACCGTTGCCGGACAGATCGCGGAAGCGAACGACTTCGTTGTTCTGACCGTTGAGGCGGCCAAGGATCAGGTTGGAGCTGGCAACACTCTCGAAGGTGACGTTGACGCCGGTACCGCCAATTCCGGTGGTGTCAAGAATGATGTCGGCACGGGTCGCTGTAGCGCAGGCGCAAAGCATCGCCGCCGCTACAAGTAAGCGTCGCATGGGTAGCCTCCTTATGGTTTTACGGTGGGTATTCCAACACGATCATCCCACGGCACGAACGTGGGCGCATCCTCAATTATTTGAACCGGCTCTGGTTGCACCAGTGGCGAGACATTTCGCCGGACGTGGGCAATCCGCCGTACCGGCCTTTCGGGCCGGTACGACCTGACGTACCAGCAGTGATCGCCGGACCAGCGCAGATACTCTCTGGGCCATTTTGCCCTGGCCTCGCCGTAGGTTAGGCAGGCCTGACCGGCGGCTGCGGCGTTCACCAGCAGCATCAGGAAGGCGAACGCCAGCAGGCCTATGATGCCCAGCAGCAGACAGTCGTCGGCGCGCTTGTCGGTCATGGCTTACGCTCCGGCAGTTCCTTCCAGTCTGCCGGGGCTTTGGCGATAAGCTCCCAAGCCTTGTTACTGGCGCGCAGCCGCTCGATCTCGTCGGCGGCCTCTTTTGCCAGCCCGACCGGCAGCCATTTCTCGCTGTCCATGCGCGGGAAGTTGTCCTTGTCCAGCAGTGTGCCGCGCAGCCGCTCAACGATGTCGGTCATGTTAGCTCCATCTATGCAGCCCACCCCGGTGGCTTACGGAATGCCCAGTTGAATGTGTTGACCGTGAACGGGGCCGGTCCATGGCACCCACTGCATTCAGGTTTCAGCTTTCAAGCGCGTGATTTCGGCGAGATATATTTCGACGCTTCTGCGCAACCGCTCGATCTCGTCGGCGCGGTCCTTCGCAACCTTTAAGTTGATCAGGGCGGTGTTCCTTGTGGTCTTTAATTCTGCTTGCAACCGCTCAATTTCGTTGGCGGCTTCTGGCAGACCCTCCGCTACTTCAACCGGCAAGTATCCAAGCAAGGCGTATTCGCGCAGCCGCTCAACGATGTCGGTCATGTCTTAACGCCAAGTAGTTTGCGAAAATGGTCATCGGTGCAGTGCTCGCAGACCTCATAGCCATAGAAGCCGTGCGGACATTTATCGACATTTGATACCTTCGGCTCGTAGTCGCCGTTCAAATAGTCTCGAATGCCCCTTTGCAGCCGCTCGATCTCGTCGGCGGCCTCATCACAGAATTTGCATTCCCGGTCGCGCAGCCGCTCAACGATGTCGGTCATGCAGGCACTCCGCCCCTCAAATTCAGATACTGCCTTGTCAAACCACGGAGCCTTTGGCGCCGTCAGCCCACAGGTACACTCCCACGGATACTGGTCTAGGTGCCATTCGCAGATCTCATGATGCATCCGTGACTTGTCGGTCATAGGGTTTTGATAGGCATAAGATCTTCGCCCCACTTCGTTGCCGTCGCTATCCCAGACGGCGGCATCGACAACATGCACCGTCCGGCCAGCGAGGTTCAACGTCACAGCGGCTCAAAATTTTCCGCGAAGTAATCCATTGCCAGCAGCCACTGATCTTTGTGATCAGCAGGATTGCGAGCAATCATGTCGCCTGCCTTAGGCGAACCATTCATGCTGTCGACGGCGGCAATGCTGATGCCGGTCATATCCTCGCCCGGCACATAGGGCCGGATCTCGGCAATATTCTTGCGCTGGTACTGCTTGAACTCAGACATGATCGCTCTGCTCCTCGTCTACCGGCGACAGCGGAGGCGCTTGATTGACAGTGTGCAGCACCGCCGTGATGCTGGTCAGCACGCTGTTCAGCTCTGCGCAGCGCGTCACCGCCTGATCACGCTCCTCGCGGTACACCCGCATGGTGTCTTCCATCGCCGCCTTGGACGACAGAAACGTGCTTTCCATCATGTTGACGACGCTCTTGACGCTGTCGAGCTGGATCGTCATGGCGTCGATCTTCAGGTTGGCCTCGTGCAGCTTCTCGGACAGCGTATCGCGCTCCGCCTTCAGATGCTCTGCGGCGGCCAGCCCGGCTTCGACGGCCTTGAGGTGATGCTCCGGCAGCGGCCCGTTACCTATGCTTGATGGGATTGCTGGCAGTCTGTTTGGGTTCGCCATCCTTCGGTCTCTCCTCATAATATCGGCACGAGTACCAGAACGCCCGGACCATGGGTCCAAACTTGCCGGTCAGCATCTGGAACTTCATGCATCTGGTGGGGATATGTGTGCGGCGGTGAACACAGGTACCGCATGTGGTGCCTTGCGGCCCGGTGCCGCTGTACCACGCCATTCCCGGCAGCACGCTGCTCTTGTCGGCGACGCCGGGTATCCTTGTCATGGGTAGGGTCATGTGCGGTCATTCCACATTATTTTGACAATAAACCGACCCGGGAATAGCTTGCAAGGATGAAAACACTTCGCACCACAAGAGAAGTTATCGCTGCATTAGGTGGCAGTGACCGCATGTGGCTTGTCTTTGGCGTCTCGCCGCAAGTCGTCAGCAATTGGCGGGTCCGCAATCGCTTCCCGTCCTACACCTACGTTCTCTTCTTTAGATTGCTGGAGGATAACGGCTTCAGCGCCCCCAGCAAGCTGTGGCCGATGCGCCGCAAAACCATCAAGAGGAAAAAACGATGACCGAATGGACCTTGGGCATGGATGCCCGGCTGCGGTCACTGGTGGGTGAGGGGCGGCTGAACTATCGCGAGATTGGCGAGACCATGACCCGCGAGTTCAGGAAAGAAATCAGCAAGGGCTCCGCCATTGGCCGGATGCGTCGGCTTGTCGAGAAGGCCAAGCCAAAACCCAAGCCAAAGGAGGTGCAGCCAGTATTGCTGGAGGATCTGGAGCGGCGGCATTGCCGCTGGCCGCTGGGCGAGCGGGCTCCGTATCTGTTCTGCGCCCATCAGGTCGAGGAGGGCACGCCGTACTGCCCCAGGCACTGCCGGGCGTCCTACAACGGCCCTCGCTGATGGAAAACCTCGTCATCGTCGCCATCGATCCTGGCCTGACCGGGGCGGTGGCGTTCTACGCGCCATCCTACCCGGCTGGCGTGGCGGTTCACGACATGCCGGTGATGGGCAGCGAGGTCGACCCCAATGCACTCCGCGCCCTGATCAGGAGCAGTGGGGCCAATCACGCCATCATCGAGCGTGTCGGTCCCATGCCACGCGATGGCGTGATGCAGGCGTGGCGGTTTTCGGCGACGTTTGCCGTGGCCAAGACGGTGGTGGCGCTAATCGGAATGCCGCTACTGCTAGTACCAGCGTCGTCCTGGAAAAGGGCGATGAAGGTGCAGGGCGGTCCTATCGGCAAGGAGCAATGCCGCATCATGGCCATTCAACGCTTTCCCAATCACGCCGCCGACTTCGCCCGCAAGAAGGATGCTGGCCGCGCCGAGGCGGCGCTGCTGGCGATCTACGCCGCCGACCTGTCGGAGAAAAAGCTGTGAACAAGATCCAGGAAGACCAGATCCGCGAAAGCAAAGCCCGCATCAACAAGGTGATGCACCAAGTTCTCGGTGTCATCACCGATCACAATCCACGCGATGCCCTGGCGGCTCTGGCTTTTATCCTTGGCGGCTGCCTTCACGTCATGACCGAGAACATGTCACCGGAAGAGCGGGACGAACACGTCAACCGCATTTCCCGAATAATCCGCTCCGCCATGAAGAGCAACGAGAAGGCAGATCTACAATGATCGACAGCTATGTGCGGCACTCGCCGTCGGCGCTCAATCTGTTCGCAGCAGAACCGGCTATGTTTGTTCTCGAAAGGGTGCTGGGCCGCAAGCAGCCTGTCGGCATCCCAGCCCACCGTGGCGTTGGCGTCGAGGACGGCGTTACCGCAGGGCTCACCGATCTCGCCAAGCCGCTCAAGGACTGCATCGACATCGCCGCCGCCAAGTACGACACGCTGTCTGTCATGTCGTCGGACCCGCGCCGCGAGAAGTATCGCGACACGATTGGCCCCATGGTCGAGAGCGCACTGAGCGAGCTGCGTAAGTACGGCTCACCCAGCAATACCCAGGGCTTTGTCGAGTGGAAGCCTGAGGGGCTGAAACTGCCCATTGTCGGCTACTATGACTACGAATGGAGTTCGCACGGCATCCTAGGCGATCTCAAAACCACCGATAAGATGCCAAGCCAGATCAAGACTGGCCACGCCCGTCAGGTGGCGCTGTATGCACTGTCCGACAATATCGACGCCCGGCTGATTTATGTGACACCGCGAAAGCTGGAGGTGTACGGACTGGAGAACATCCGCGAACACCGCCGCGCACTGCTGCGCATCGCGCAGACCGCCGAAAACTTCCTTGACCTATCGTCCGATCCAAATTTTTTTGTTAGTATCACGGTGCCAGATCTGGACAGCTTCTACTGGGCCGAACCGGCGGCGCGACAAGCCGCCTTTGAGATTTGGGGAGTGTGACCATGGACAAGGATCTGTCCGGCATTCCCGGCGACGTTGTCTATCTGTTTGAAAAGCTTTCACTGGAGCTGGCAGCCCGCGAGTTTACCCGGTATTCCGCCAGGGCGGTCCTGCACCGTATCCGCTGGCATTTTCACGTCGACCAGGGCGACAAAAGCTTCAAGTGCAACAACAACTGGACACCGCGCATGGCGCGGTGGTTCATGGACAAGCACCCTGAACTGGGCGAGTTCTTTGCGACGCGGGCCTCGCCGTCGCCGCACGACATGGAAGATTACGACGGGCCGTACACCAAGTACGAGCCGCCCTCGCTGGAGGACGAATTTCGTTGATGGAGGTCCAAGCACGCGACATGCCAGTCTATCTGATGTCACGCTGTATCCCTGTTACGGAATGCGGATGCTGGATTTTTATGGGGTACTTAAACGCCTACGGCTATGGCCAAATTGGCAGCAGCATCGTAGGCAGAACAAGGCTTGTTCATCGAGTTTCTTACGAGGTGTTCAAGGGTGCAATCCCGCCAGGGCTTGACGTAATGCACTCCTGTGACACGCCATGTTGCATTAATCCTGACCATCTGAGTGTCGGCGATAGAAAAACCAATATGCAAGGCATGGTGGCGAGAGGCAGACAGCTTAGTGGGATGAAAAACCCAGCTGCAAGAATTACGGATGCAGATGTTCTTGCTATTCGACGTTCCCCAATGGAAGGCAAAAAGCTGGCGCGCCTTATGGGCATCAGCCAATCTTTGGTCAGTTTAATTAGACGCCGAAAAATTTGGCGTCACATCTGATACCGGGATCATCCGGTGTGGCTCCGCCGCTGGCCTGATAGCGGCATCTGGAGAAGTGAAAATGTCTGTGTTTGGTTTTTCTACCGAGGTTTCACAGGGCGGCGACTGGCTGCCGATCGTGAAGTACGACGCCCGCGCCGGGCGGTTCTTCCGGGTCGACCGGATCGATACCGGCAACGGGTTCGAAAGCAATCCTGTGGATATCACGGGAAACTTCAAGGCGCTGTGCGACTTCGACAACCTTGAGGTGGGCTGGATCGACTTCCCGCCCGGCTCCGCGCCATCGTCGGCACTGACCACCATGAAGGCAATGGAGGCTGGCGGGGCGCTCCCGGCGCGGCCTTCCGAGAAGCACAAGAATGGCCTGCGGTTCATCCTGAAGCTGGCCAAGGACTGCGGCGGCGACAAGCCGATCCGCGAGATCATGGGCACCTCCAAGGCGTTCCTGTCCGGCGTCGAGCCCATGTACGTCGAGTACAAGGAGCAGCGCGCCGCCAATCCCGGCAAGCTGCCGGTGCTGATGTTGGTCAAGACCACGCCGGTCAAGACCGGGTCCGGTGAGCGGTCCTCGACCAACTACCACCCGACCCTGAAGATCGTCGGCTGGGCACCGCGTGGCGATCTGGAGCCGCAGCTGAAGTCGGCGCCAAGCACCATGGCGCGGCCTTCCGGTAATGGGCATGCCCCGGCGGCGCAGACCACCAGCGGCGCAGCCCCCAGCACTGGTGGCCAGCGGGCGGCGGCACCGCAACAGCAAGCGGCTGTAAACTCCGACGACTTCGGCTGATAGTGCGGGAGTGATTAGGCCCGGGGGCGGTGACCAGCGCGACCCCCGGGCCTGAGAACGCATTCCCGTTCCAACAGGACTACGCCCCATGACCATACCGGACGACGACACCAATATCCACAACCTGTTCGAGCCGCGACCGGCTGAGATGCTGGCCCATGCGGAGCATCTGTTTGGCGGCTACCTGGGCGGCTGCCACGATGGCCTGATCGAGCTGGCCTGGACCGACACCACCACCCGGGCGCTGCGGCACGCGAGGCTGTACGGCACCGATCAGCTGGACGAGCTGGTCGCTCACGCCGTCACCCTCAACAGCCAGCCCGGCTGCAACGTCTACCTGGGCGCCGCACTGCGCAAGCCGGACACCGCCGTGTTTGGCCGTGCCAGCGACGCCGACTTCCTGGCCCTGACCTGTGCCTACGCTGACCTGGACGAGCCCGGCGCGGCCACTACGGCCAAGGACAAATACAGAACGGACAAGCCCACCAAGGTGGTGGTGACTGGCCAGACACCGCATCCGAGGGCGCAGCTGTGGTGGCGGCTGGACGAGCCCGTTGTCGACCCCAGGCTGGCGGAGGCGCTGCTGAAGGGGCTGGCCGTGGGGCTCAGTGGCGACCCCACCGTGACCAACGCCTCTCGCGTCATGCGGCTTGGGGGCAGCGTGGCGTGGCCGATCAAGCCGGGCCGGGTGACCGAGATGACGTCCCTGATCACGCCCAGGGAGCCGCTGGCGCGCAGCTACAGCTGGGAGCGGCTGGCGCGGCTGTTTCCGCCGCCGCAGCCCGGCGCGCAGCCCCCGCCAGAGCAGGCCGCACCGGCCAGGGTGGTGGAGACCGGTGGCGTGGTGCGCGGCGTTACTGCCCTTGGCCTGGAGGGCGGCGTCATCGATGGCCGCGAAGGCTACATGCTCAAGACCATCTCGGCGTGTCTGGCCCAGCTTGTCGGCGAGGCTGGGGCGGCTCCCACCGCGCAGGCGCTGCACAATCTGGCGTGGCCGCAGTTTTCCCGGCCACCAAACGACATCAGCAGGCCCCGCGCCAATGGCCAGCCATGGACGGCGGAGGCGTTCATGGACAAGTGCGTCTATGCCCTCAAGCGGTTCGCCGAAGGCAAGATCCCCGGCATGCGGACCATGGACGAGGCAAGGACCATCCACGCCCAGAAGCAGGCCGCTTATGAGGCCAGGGGAGGCAAAGGGCGGTACTACGACCCGGTCGATGATTTCGGGCCTGGGCAGGCCAAGACTGATCCTGGCAGGCGGTTTGAATATCTCAATATGGCGGCGATCGAGAACGCCCCCGACCCGGTCTGGCTGATCGACAAGCTGGTGGTGGAGCAGTCGCTGGGCTTCATTTATGGCCCGCCCAGCTCACTGAAGTCATTCATGTGCCTCGACATCGCGCTGTCGATAACAACTAGGCAACCGAAATGGTGGGGTTATGACATCAACAAGCCGGGGGCGGTGATCTACATTTGTGCCGAGGGGCACGCATTCTTCAAATATCGCATTGCGGCGTGGCGGGCCAATCGTGGGGTGGCAACTGCCGAAACCCCATTCTTCCTGATCAAGCAAAGCATCAACTTCATGCGCCCAGAGGATGTCGGCACCCTGCTGGCGACGTTGGAGGACATCGTTGCCGAGGCGGGGCAGCCCATTGCCGCGATCTTTGTTGACACCCTTTCCAAGGTGCTGCCCGGCGCGGAGGAAAACCAGCAGAAGGACATGACCATTTTCGTGGCGGCCTGCGCGGCGGTGCGTGAGCGTTACGGGTGTGTTGTGGTGGGCGTGCATCACACCAACAGGCAGGGCGGCTTTCGCGGCTCCACTGTCATTCCAGCCGCTGGCGACTTCATCATCGAAGCCAGACGCGAGCCTGGAGCTATGACCGGCTCGTTCTACGTTGAAAAGGTCAAGGATGGCGAGGACGGCTGGGAGCGGGCCTTCGCTGTGAGGAAGATCGAATTGCCGCTGGGTCGCAGCTCCATAGTGGTGGACGGAACGGACGACGACCCCAATGCGCCGGACGCCGAGGACAATGCCCGGGGCTGGCCGCCGCTGCATGTCAGGCACGAGATCCTGGCTGCGCTGTCGGAGCAGTGGTTCAAAAAACAGCCGTGGGGAGCGGCGCTTAATTCGGCGCGGCCAGCTGTCCGTCTCATCATGTCGCGGTGGCAGTTGAAGAGAAAATCGGTGCAGGACTTGCTCGATTTTTGGGTCGCAAACAATGTCATCGTGGAGGAGATTTTGGACAGCAAAACACGTCTCAAGGGTTATCGGAAATTGACCGATATCTAGGAATATAAGCGGCGAAAGTGCGGCGAAAGTAAAAGGGGGTACATCAGTAAGTCTTTGAAGTTAAAGGCGAAACTAAAGTGGCGAAAGTGGCGAGCTGTCATGCTGGAAGTCTTTGATATCACTGGCGAAAGTAGGTTTGGCGAAAGTGACCCCCTACGGGGGGAGCGGCGTACTTTCGCCGCCCCCGCGAGTTGAGGGGCAGAAGCGTGAAAAAACAGGAGGGTTTGGTGACCAAAATCAAGTCGAGATTTTGCGTGGTCTGGGTCAACGACGAGAGCAGAAAGGTCATGGTTCAGGATGTCGAGCATTTGCGGGAATGGCACGAACCGTTTTCTCACGCCAAGGATGGCGGCTGGTGGGGTGATCCTATCGGGGCGTCATATTCGCAGTGGCGAAAAATGTCGGAGCAGCAGCGCGCCCTGCTGATGCTGGAGACAGCGATAGATCTGGCGATGCAGGGTTACGATTTGGCGGCGACACTACGCGAGTTCAGCAAGGTGGACTGCTTCCGTCAGCTGGGCAGCCAGAGCATCCCCATGTGCCGGGCGCTAACCATGGCGCTGCTGGGCCAGTGCCTGGAGCCCAACACCATGTCGTTTGAAAAGCTGCTGGTGGCGTACGTCAGGGAGGATGCCTGATGGCGACGAAACGCAGCGAACCAAAAATCGCGAGCAGCACAACGCCCGCTAGGTGGGACCACAGCTACGGCACCTACCTGACCGGGCGCAGCCATATCGATGGCGCCGATGCGGCGGCTATCGAGGCGGAGCGCAGGTGGGGTGCCGATCGGCTCCGGCTGCTGGTCGACCAGCCCACTAGGGAGAAATTCGACCGGCAGCGGCTGCTGTTCAACAAGGCGATCCAGCTGGGCACCCTGGATGACGTGGTCCGGGAGGCGCCTCGCATGGCGACGGCGTGGCGGGTCTGCGACCGCATGGCGATGGAGGCTGGGGCGGAGCCGTTGCCGCCGGAACGGTGGGAGGTGGCGCTGGAGGACGGCACCGTTGCCGTTGTGGTGCCAGACAGCGAGAGAGCGGCGCTGGTGCGTTATGACGGGCGGGCGGTCGCCATCTACACCATGGCCGAGATTGGCAAGCTGCTGGGGCACTACAGGCAGATTACGGCAGCCAAGCTGACCATTCCTGGCGCTACCGTCACCGGGGTTCGCATGAACGTCGAAGACCCGCTGCGGTGGATATCCGCAGGGGCCTCGTTTGACGACGAGAGAGATGTTGAGCCGCTGCCCTTTTGAGGGGTTGGGTTTGGGGGTTGCGTTTAGAGGCCTAACCCCAACCCCCTAAATGCAACCCCCGTTAGGGGCTGGCGGTGACCGTGATCATGTCGCCGACATCCATCGACATGCCAAAGCTGATCATCTCGATGACGGCGCTGGCGATGGCCTGGGTGGTGGCGTCGTCGTAGGGGATCTCCTGGCGCAGCAGGGTGCCGTTCATCTTGGCAAGCCGGATGACGACGGCGGTGGGCGTGGTCTGGGTCATGGCGGTCATGGGGGTGTTCCTGATTTGATCTGAAGGGTGAGGTGCGGTAGGCTGGCAGCCTACCGCACCCAAAATTAGCGATAATCCAGCATATCCAGCAGCAGGATGAAGAGGATCCCGAGGACGATTGCGGCTGGCCAGCTCACGCTGCCGCCAGCCGCTTGCCCGAACGGGCGGCGACCTTGAGCGTGCGCACCGGGGTGACGTTGGTGTGCGCGGCGATGAACTGCGGCGAAAGCTTCTCGCGCACCGCCGCCATGTCGAGCGTCTCGCGGTCCGCCTGCGAGATCGACAGCCGGTACCAGTCGCCCTCGTAGGCGCCGGGGGCGAGGTCAGCCAGCGCCTCCTTCAGCGCCTTCTCGCGGATCGCCAGTTCGGCCATCTGCGCCTTCAGTTCGCCGTAGGCATCGATGGTGGCAGTCAGGTTGGTCTTGGTCATGTTGGTCACCTTGGTTGGACGGGTTCAGTAGAGGTGGTTTAGGCCAGCCTGACATGGGTGTCAAGCTGGCCTATAGGCTATTTGCAGAATTTCTTGACGTCGCGCTTGCGCGAGGCGTCGGCGCGCTTGACCGCAAGCTGGCGGGCTTCCTCCAGGGTGCGGCACATGACGCGGTTGAAGGCTGGGCCGTAGCCCTTGCCGTCGCGGGTGGGGCTGCTGACCAGCTGAACGACAGGGGCGTTGGCGGCGATATCGAAGAGCTTGCCGAAGCTGCCCCAGGTCGTGGGACGGTCATAGACGACCTGGGTGATGACCCAGGAGTAGCCGCAGGCGCGGCCTTTCTGGTCAGTGAAGCCGAAATCAGTGGAGCCGCTGTCGAGGGGAGTGGTCTTGGTGGTCATTGGTCACCTCTGTGGTTGCGATAGACAAGGATTAGGCCAGCTTGGCACCCATGTCAAGCTGGCCTAATTGACTTATAAGTCAATCCATACGGCAGGCTTCGAACTTGCCGTCGGGCTGGACGATGCAGACGTAGCCGTAGGGGTAGATCGCGATCAGCTCGTCGCGCAGCCGCAGCGCCGCCAGCGGCAGCAGTGGCGGATCGCCGGGGTATTTCAGTGCCCCGTTTTTCTGGTTCAGTGTGAAGCCGGGCTGCGGATCCCAGCCGCCGCCGTGGGCGTAGTGTTCGTTGAGCTGCTCCTTCGCCGGGCGCTTGTCGCCGGGATCGATCCAGAACGGGATCATCCCGATCTGGCCTTCGGTTACGCTGGGGTCGAGCAGCAGAATGTTGGTGATCCTGACCATGTCAGCACTCCATTGTTGATGGCATAGCATTAGGTCAGCTTGGCATCCCTCGTCAACAGCTGTCTCGGCCAGATTGACATGGGTGCCGTGTTGGCCTAAGTAAGGCCATCGCAACTTATGATAAGGAGGTTTTAGTGCTTGAAATAGCAGGAGGTATTCTACTGGTGGCGTTCGTGCTGTTCGTTATCGGTAGCCTCATCACCGCGCATATGGAGGGGCAGCGATGGTCTTGAAAAACGGTAGTTCAGACTGGCTGAAGAAGCGCACCATGAGGGGCTCGCAGCTCAAGATGATCGCCATCGAGTGGGAGGTGACGCAGTCCTATCTGGGTCAATTCCTGGGCCGCAGCGAGCGCACGCTGCGCCGCATGATCGCCGGGGATACCAAGGTCAGGCCAGCCGAGGCCTTGCTGCTCAATTCGATGATCGAACACGGCGAGCGACCGCCGCAGCAGTAATTGTCGCCGCAGGCAAGGGCGCGTATTGTCCGCCAGGGCAATGCGCGCTTTTTGCTGTGGGGGATAGCGTGAGCGAGGGAAAAATAAGGCCGCTGATCGAGAGCGCGTTGATCGAGTTGCGCAACGACGTCTACATTGCGCTGCGGGCCGCCGAGGATGCACTGGAGGCTATGTTGTTGGCCGAGTTCAACAAACGCGACGAGCAGATCTCGGAATTGAGCATCATGGTGTCGCGATTGACCGATCGCGTCGACAGGCTGGAACAAGGAGGGGGTGACCCCTTAAGACATTGACGAAAAAGAAAGAACGAATTGCCGATCCGCGTTCGTTGGCGCGCAATCACACGGTGCGCGCTATACAGACTATCGCTGGCATCATGGACAGCGGCGCGAACGAAGAGCTGCGCTTGCGCGCCAGCGATTTGCTGCTGCAACGCGGCTGGGGCAAGCCGGTGCAGCCGGTCAGCGGCGAGGACGGCGGCGACATAAGAATTACAATCAGAAATATTTTGGAGGGCGGCAAGAAGTGAACAGTGCGGTGTTGATAGGCGGCGTTGCTGGCGTCGTTGTTAGCGCGGCGGTCGTGGGCGCGGTGTTTTATGTTTTCTTGATTGCGCCGTTCGCGGGCTCGCCATGATCGACATCATGCTGCCGCACAACGGCTGGACGCCACGGCATCACCAGATGAACCTGTGGCGCTATCTGCGCGGTGGCGGCAAGCGAGCGATGGCGGTGTGGCATCGTCGTGCCGGTAAGGACGACGTCTGTCTGCACAACACCATGATCGCGGCGACGGAACGAGTTGGTAATTACTGGCATTGCCTCCCCGAATTTGAGCAGGGCCGTAAAGCAATATGGACAGCAGTCAATGCACACACCGGACGACGACGCATCGATGAGGCATTCCCCGAAGAGTTTCGAGACAGCGTTAACGATCACTCCATGTTCATCCGTTTCAAAAACAAATCCACATGGCAAGTCATTGGCAGTGATCGATACGACGCCACAACCGGCGCAGGCACTGCCGGAATTGTCTACAGCGAATGGGCGCTGGCGAACCCGTCAGCGTGGGCCTACCACCGGCCCATGGTCGAAGAGAACAACGGCTGGGCGACGTTCATCTCTACTCCCCGGGGACGCAATCATGCGCTCGAAATGTTTCACCATGCCACTCAGTCACGCGAGTGGTTCGCCGAGTTGCTCACCGCCGAAGATACCGGCGCAGTCAGCGCAGAAGCTCTTGCCGAAACCTTAAGGGAGTATCAGGCGCTGTACGGTGTCGACGTCGGCACCGCGCAATATCGCCAGGAGTACTTCTGCGACTGGAACGCTGCGATCCTGGGCGCGTACTTCGCGCTGGAGATGGCGCAAGTGCGCAACGAGGGCCGCGTGCTGGAGGTCGAGGCTGACCCGGCAGAGCCAGTCGATTGCGCCTGGGACATTGGCGTCACCGACGACACCTCGATCTGGTTCTTCCAGACCCAGGGCGCCCAGGTCGTGCTGCTCGATCACTACGCGGCGAGTGGCGTCGGTGTCGAGCATTTCGCCGAGGTGATCGAGCAGCGTTGCGCCAAGTACGGCTGGAAGCACGGCACCGACTATGTGCCGCACGATGCCAAGGTGAAGGAGTGGGGCTCCGGCAAGACCCGCGTCGAGACCATGCAGGGCTTCCGCCTGAACCCGATGCTGGTGACGTTCGCCTCGTTCCAGGACGGCATCAACGCGGCGCGCAGGCTGCTGCCGCTGTGCGTGTTTCACACCCGCACCGAGGAAACAGGCATTGCGGCGCTGGAACAATACAGAAGAGAATGGGATGATGAGAAGAAGGCCTTCAGAGCCAGTGACGTTCACGACTGGACAGCACATCCGGCGGCCTCCTTTCGCTATCTGGCGCTGGCTTGGAAGGGCGCGAAGATCCGTGAAGTTGTGGTGCCGAAGCAGGAGGGCTGGATAATCCCGCCACCGCCGGAGCCACGTCGTGGAGGGTTGCAGCTGTGAGTGACAAGACAGTTAACGTAACGACGGCAAGTTATTTAATGGATGTTGTTGAGCATCTGGCCAAGCTTGAGCTGGAGGTGGCCGATTTGAAGTTCTCGATCCTATTCAGTGATCATGGCTCATCCACATACAATTGTAAGAAGAGCGCCCGAAAGTTGATGCATGCGTTGGAGATGGTGGAGCATTGTCTCAGCGAAGCCAGACGAGAGGCGAAGGAAAAAGAGGAGCGCACAGTTCGCGTGGTGAAGTGATGCGGAAGCGGACATCGCTGCGACGCTGGAAGGCGCGGTGTCGGTTGGGGCGGCCTATACCTTTGTATGCGATGATCGATCACGACTTGCAGCGATGGTTCTCGTTCTGCCGGGAAGGCGATGTAAACCGGGACTATTGGGTGGCGCACCATGGCTGAAGACAAACCGAACGATGAGGATCTTCGCCACGACGATCTGGAGTACACGCCAGCGGCGCAGCCCAAGGGATCAGCCAAGGCGTGGCTGAACATCCTGGAGGAGAGCGAAGACGCCTACAAGAATTGGAACGATCACTGCGACAAGATCGACAAGCTGTATGCCAGCCTGGACCGGCTGACCGGCCTCGCCCGCGACAAACAGTTTCAAATGTTTTGGGCGAACATGGAAGTCATCAAGCCCAGCATCTACGCCAAGCCGCCGATCCCGGTCGTCGTCCCCAAGTTCAAGGACCGGCGTCCGGTGCCGCAGCAGTCATCCGAGATAATCGAGCGGTGCTGTATCGTGGCGTTCGATCTGGCCCGCATCGATGACATCATGATCCTGGTGCGCGACGATCTGGCGCTGAACGGTCGCGGCGTGCCGTGGTGCCGGTACGAAGAGAAGGACGACGACGCCGACACCTATCACTCGCACGAGAAGGTCTGCCTGGAGTTCAAGAATAGGCGCGACTTCCTGCACAGCATCTCACGCAATTGGACCGAGGTGTGGTGGGTGGCTGGCGCGAGCTACCTGACCAGGACGCAGGCCCGCAAGCGTTTCCACGACAGCAGCGGCGACGAATACCAGAAGGCCGAGTACAGCGTCGACAAGGAGAGCCGCTCCGTTGGCGGCGCCGACAACCGCGAGCGCGCCAAGTTCTGGGAGATCTGGGACAAGAACAGCGAGCGGGTGATCTGGGTCGCCAAGGGCTGCGAAGACATCCTGGACGAGGACGATCCGCACCTCGACTTGCAAAACTATTTCCCTTGCCCGAAGCCCGCCTACGGCACGACGCAGCGTGGCTCACTGGTGCCGGTGCCGGACGCGCTGCAGTACCAGGACCAGCTCGATGAGATCAACACGCTGACGGGCCGCATTCATGCGCTCAGTGATGCGCTGGAGGTCAAGGGCTTCTACCCGGCTGGCGGTGCCGAGTTGAGCGACGCTATCCAGGCCGCCATCAAGATCAAGACGCCGGGACGAGTACTCGTCCCCATCAGCAACTGGGCGGCCTTCGGCGGCAGCAAGGAAGTCATCATCTGGCTGCCGATCGACATGATCGCGCAGACCATCACGGCGCTGGTGGCGCTGCGCAAGCAAGTCATTGATGACATCTACGCCATCACCGGCCTGTCCGACATCATGCGCGGCGAGACCGATCCCAACGAGACGCTGGGCGCCCAGGAGCTGAAGACCGACTATGGCTCTGTTCGCGTGCGCGACAAACAGCGTGAGATGGTGCGCGTCGCCCGCGACATGGTGGAGATCACCGCCGAGATCATCACCGAGAAGTTCAAGCCTGAAACCATCATCGCGATGTCGCAGACCCAGCTGCCGACCCAGGATCTGATCCGAAAGCAGATCGAGAAGATCCAGCAGCAGATGCAGCAGCAGCAACAGCAGGCGCAGATGCTGATGCAGTCACCGCAGATCCAGCAGATGGGTCAGCAGAACCCGCAGGCGGCCCAGCAGGCCATGCAGCAATTTCAACAGGTGCAGGAAGGTGCCAACCACGCGATCCAGAAGCTGGCGCAAAAGCCGACCATCGAACAGGTGCTTCAGTTCATCAAAGGCAGTCGTACCAAATCATTCGTGCTGGACATCGAAACGGACAGCACGATCCAGCAGGACGAGAACGCGGAGAAGAAACGCCGTGGCGAGTTCATCTCGGTGCTAGGTCCGCTGCTCCAGCAATTG